CCCGCGCGATGGGGGCGTTGTCATGAGCGCGCGGCGCGATCCAGAGGGGCGGCTGCCGCAGGGGGCGGGGCTGGTGATCGCGATGGTCCTGGCCGGCGCGGTCTGGGCCGGGATCGGCGCGCTGATCGTGGTGTCGGCGCTGCGGCCCGCGCCGGTGATTTATCAAGGAGAGAGCCATGCGGATCAGTGATCTTGTCCCCGATGCCGGGCAGCTTGCGTCGGAAATCGAGCTTGTCCCGCAGGTGCAGCGGGTGGCGCTGGCGTTGCAGCTTGTCCGCGATATCGACGATCCGAACTGCGCGCTGTCGCTGATGCGGCTGTCGCGGCTGTCGGAAGAGCAGCATCTGGCGATCCGCCGCGAGCAGTTCCTGCGCGATCACGAGCGGCGGGTGCCGCGATGAGACGCCGTTTCAACGCCCGCCTGCGGGGCCTGCGCCGGTCGGGCCGCGCCGATCCCGGCGTCTTTTCGATCATCGGCGACGTGCTGGGCGGGGTGGCGCTGTTCGTGCTGCTGTTCGGCGGTTTGGTCCTGGGAGGATGAGCATGTGGGATGAGAATAATGAAAAACGGTCCTTTTGAGCGAGATACCTGCGATGATGAGCAGGCATCTGCCATCGAAGACATTGATAACATCGGTGTTATCGCCGCCAAAATCGCGGAGTTTGCCGCTCTTGCCAAGTCGGCGCTGGAACATGGCGACCCGGAAACGGCGATGCGCTATGTGCAGAGGGCAAGGTATTTATGTCAGATGCGCGCGGATTTCGTGCATCTCCTGCTGGATGATCTGCATTGGCTGGCAACCGGCAATGATGATTTCGACCACGATGCGTGGATGAAGTCTCAGGGCGAGATGGACTACGACGCGCTGACCATGGCGACATGTCTGGCCGCGCATATCGACTACATGACAGGACGCGACATCGCCGGAGGCGGCGATGAGTGAACTGCGCCTGATCGAGACGCGCGAGATGGCGCTGGACGACATCATTGTCGAGGACCGGCTGCGCCCGGTCGATGAGATGGGCGTGTCGGCGATCCTGATGACGATCAACGAGGGCGGGGCTACCACGGACCCTATCGATGTGCGCCGGGTGCGCCGTGACGGGGTGGTGCGTTTTCGTCTGATCGACGGCGCGCACCGTGTCGCGGCTCAGCGACAGCTTGGCCACGCAACGATCCTGGCCTCGATTTACGAGGGGTCGGATGCGGATGCCAGGCTGATGGAAATCGAGCGCAATCTGGCGCGTGCCGAGATGAAGCCCGTAGACCGGGCGGTGTTCCTGCTGGAGTACAAGAACGCCTATGAGCGCAAGTATCCGGAGGCCCGCGCGGCCATCGGGGAGGCCCTGATCGCCAAGCGGTGGGATACGACGGGCACAGTGCCCGTCGTATCGTTCGCCGCCAAGATCGGGTCGCTGACGGGGCAGGACGAGAGCACCGTGCGCCGTCAAATCCGGGGGGTTAAGTCGCTCGACCGACCGGAGATCGATGCCCTGCGCAATTCGCCGAAATGGGTTTGCTACAAGGATATCGCCGAGATTGGCAAGATCATCGACGCGCAGGAACGCGGTTTCGTGATCGCGCGCCTGTCCGCCGGGGAGGCCAGGACGGTCAAGGCCGCGCGCAAGGTCTATGCGGCCGCGCAGGGCAAGGCCCCGGTCCCGCTGAGCGAGGCAGATCGGGATCTGGCGCGGCTGCGCGATGCGTGGATCCGCGCCGGTCTTGGTGCGCGAAGGAAGTTCGTCGCAGACAATGCCGCCGAGGTCGCGGGGCTGCTGCGCCTCCTGCCTGACGGGGAGGATGCCGCATGAGCGACCCGGCCCCCGCACAGGAATGGTGGAGCGCCGCCGAGCTGGCCGCGTCCGGCCTGCCGGACCTGCCCGGCACCAAGCGCAAGGTCAACGAGATGGCCAAGCGTGAAGGCTGGGCAAACTTGAAGGGAAAGGTCCGGCGGCGGCGCGGCGCAGGAGGAGGGATCGAGTATCACTGGAGTGTGCTGCCCCTGCGAGCCCGGCTGCGGATGGGAATGGCGGTGGCCAGTACGCCCAAAACCCGGCGAGGAAGCGACGACGCCTGGGCGCGGTATGACGCGGCGGGCGACAAGGCGCGGGCCGAGGCCGAGCGGCGGCTTTCGGCCATCTCTCAGGTCGAGGTGCTGGAGGGGGCTGGCATGACCCGCTCTCTTGCGGTCCATGAGGTCGCGCGCAAGATCGATCGCTCCGATAAGTCGATCTGGAACTGGCTGGGCATGGTCGAGGGCGTGAGCACCGCCGACCGGCTGGCCTGTCTGATCGACGGGCGCGCGGTGCGCAAGAGCCCGGGAATGCGCGGCGATCTCGACGATGAATTCTGTGCGCTGGTGCGCAGCGACTGGCTGCGCCCGTCGCAGCCCAGCCTGACCAGCTGCTATGACCGCGCCGCGCGTGTCTGGCTGGGTGAGAAACGCAACAGCCCGGTGCCGCCGATCCACCAGGTGCGGCGGTGGATGAAGGCCAACGTCTCGGAGCCGACGGCGATCTGGTGGCGCAAGGGCGAGGAGGCGTTGCGGCGGCTCTACCCCGCGCAGGAACGCAGCAAGGCCTTTATGGCCCCGCTTGAATGCGTCCAGGGCGACTACCACAAGTTCGACGTGTTCGTGCGCTGGCCCGGCGTCACGGCCCCGGTGCGCCCGCAGATGATGGTCTGGTCGGACGTTTATTCCGGCAAGCTGCTTGCGTGGCGTCTGTCGGATACCGCCAACAGCCATACGGTGCAGATGGTCACCGGCGATCTGATCCGGACCTACGGCATCCCGCAATCGGTGCTGATCGACAATGGCCGGGAATTTGCGGCTAAGGCGATGACCGGGGGCACGCCGACGCGGTTCCGCTTCAAGGTCACGGATGAGGATATTCCGGGTCTTTTGCCGCTGCTCGGCGTGCAGGTGCATTGGGCCACGCCCTATTCCGGGCAGTCCAAGCCGATCGAGCGCGCGTTCCGCGACCTGTGCGACCGGGTTGCCAAGCATCCGGCGTTCGACGGGGCCTATACCGGCAACAGCCCCGAGGCAAAGCCCGAGAATTACGGCAGCCGGGCCGTCGATCTCGAGGATTTCCGCGCGGTTCTGGAGGAAGAGCTCGCGCATCACAACGCGAGGCCAGGGCGACGCAGCGAAGTGGCCATGGGCCGGTCTTTCAACGAGGTGTTCAGCGAGGGATATGCGAAGGCTACGATCCGCCGCGCGACGCAGGAGCAGCTGCGGCTTTGGCTGTTGCGCGCCGAGGGTCTGCGGGCAAAGCGCGACAACGGCGAGTTGAAGCTCTTCGAGACGCGCTACTGGTCGGAATGGATGTATCGGATCGCGGGCGAAAAGGTGGTTGCGCGGTTCGACGCGGACAATCTGGCCGGCGGGATCGAGGTTTATGATCTCAAGGGCCGCTACCTCGGCCATGCGGAATGCCTCGAGGCCGCCAAGTTCATCGACGTCGACGCGGCACGCGATCATGCGCGCAAGCGCGGTGCCTGGGCGCGGGCACAGAAAGAGGAAGCCCGTGCGGCGCGCGCGTATTCGGCCTCCGATCTCGCCGCGCGGCTGCGCGGGTCCGGGGCATTGCCGCCGGATGCGCCGCTGCCAGAGGCGCAGGTGCATCAGCTGGTCACCCCGCACAAGGCCGCGCCAAAGCGCCGCGCGGCCACGCCGGAGGATACCACGCGCGAGGCCGCGCATTCAGCCACCATCGCACGGCTGGAGGAGCGCCGCGACGCCCCGCGCGAAGACGACGATCCCGAGCAGCGGTTTGCCCGCGCGCGGGCGCTGGAGCACGCCATGGAGGCCGGCGAGGCGCTGACGCAGGCGCAGGCGGAGTGGCTGGCCGACTACCGGCAATCATCGGAATACCGGGCGCATTTGCGCATGGAGCGCAGGTTCAGCGCGGAAACCTGAGAAAAGGAGAGCAGCATGACACCATCCATCGCACCGTTGCGCAACGTCGCCGCCCTGATCGGCCTCGTCGAACGGGTTCAGGGCCGCGCCTTCGGCCTGCCCGGCATGGCCACCTTTTACGGCCCGTCCGGCTGGGGAAAGACCACAGCCGTCACCGTAGCCGCCAACGAGTACCAGGCGCATGTCGTGCAGGTGAAGGACTGCTGGACACCGACCTATCTGGCGCAGGCAATCCTGCGCGAAATCGGCCTGCCGCCGGTGCGCGGCGTCGCCGCCATGGTCGATGCGATCGGCGCGCAGCTGGCACGCAGCGACCGGCCCCTGATCATCGACGATGCGCAATATCTTCTGCGCAAGCGGATGATCGAGCTGGCGCGCGACATCTATGAGAGCTGCCAGGCCCCGGTGATCCTGGTGGGCGAGGAGAAGCTGCCGCAGGACCTGACCCGGTGGGAGAACATCCACAACCGGCAGCTTGCGTGGGAGCCCGCGCTGGCCTGCAACATGTCTGACGCCGAGAAGCTGGTGCCGATCTACGCGGCGGGCGTCGAAGTGGCCGATGATCTGCTCTCCGCGATTGTCGATGCCTCGGCAGGGTCGATCCGCCGGGTGGCGACCAACCTCGCTTCGGCGCGCGAGCTGGCCAGGGGCCGGGGGCGCAGGTCTGTCGATCTCGACCTTTGGGGCGCGCGCCCGTTTACCACCGGGCAGCCGCCGACGGTGCGGCGGGTCGAGGATTTCCGCCCTGTGGCGCGACCTGAGCGCGCCGACACGGTTGTGCCGCTCTCCGGGGATGCAAAGGCGGTGCGGTCATGACCGGCTTTCGCAGCGAGATGGAGCGCATGGCGTGGGATCGGGTCAAGGGTCTGACCGAGTTCCACTGGAGCGACCTTGCCGCTGTCGGCGTCCATGATGACACCGCGCAGAGTTACCTGCGCCGATGGGAGCGCGCGGGGCGCGTCACCTGTATCCGCAAGGATATGCACCGCAAAATATACCGCAACTGCGAGCTGCAGGTCGTGGTCGATCCGGAGCCCATGGAGGCCGAGGCCACACCCGAGGGCAACATGTGGCGCGCGATGCGGCGCGCGGGCACGTTCAGCCCGATCGACGTGGCATCGCGCTCGAATGTCGGCGGTGTCGAGGTTTCGGTGGAGAAGGCGCGCGCCTATTGCCGCCAGCTGCTCGGGTCGGGCCACCTCAAGGTGCGCCAGACCGCCATCCCCGGTCGCCGCGAAGCGATCTACCAGTTGATCGAGGATAGCGGGCCGTTCCCGCCGAAGCCCGTCCGCCTGGCGGGTATCCTCGATCCCAACACGGGGGCCTTTGCCCCGTCGAAAGGAGGTGCGGCATGAGCGCGCTCGACACCGCCCGCGAATTCTGGGGCGCGGGCATCCCCGACTGGGTCGAGGCGCTGGCGCTGGCCTGCGACCGCACGAGCCAGAACAAGGTGGCGCAGGAAATCGGGCGCAGCGGCAGCCTCGTGTCGAACATCCTGCGCGCCCGCTACCCGGCCGATACCGGCGTGGTCGAGGATCTGGTGCGCGGGCATTTCATGCGCGAGAGCGTCGAATGCCCGGTGATGGGCACGATCGGCAAGCAGGTCTGCCGCAAGTGGCGCGGACGCACCCGCCAGTTCCAGAATGTCAATCACCAGTACGTGACGATGTATCGGGCCTGCAACCGCTGCCCGCTGCACAAGGGGGATGACGATGGCCTCGCGTGATCCGGAGATCGAAGACATTCGCGCGCTGGCCCTGCGCGGCGTGCGTCCGGGGGACATTGCCGAGCGTCTCGGCCTGTCGCGCCAGCGCGTCTACATGCGCATCAGCTGGTTGCGGCGCGTGGGCGAGGACATTCCCCAGTTTTCCCGCGGCCCGCTGCGCGCAGGCACGAAGGGCAGGGCCTTTGTTCGTGGCGTGCAGCCCGACCTCTTCGACCGGTTGCGCCCCCATGCCAGCGCGCGCGGCATCGCGGCATCCAGTCTGGCGGGCCGCCTGCTCAACGTGATCGCCCGCGACGGGCTGACCGATGCCATCCTCGATGATCTGGAGAATGACCAATGACCGACCCTGACATCACCCGCTGGACCCAAGACGAGATGATCCGCCTTGCCGCCTCGGGCGTGGCCAAGGTCGATCTGCTCGGGTGCCGCGGCACGACGCTGTGCTCGATGGACGAGATCGCCGCCATGGCCGCCGTCTGCGCGCTCTCGGGCGTGGGATCAAAGCCCCCTTCACCCCCCCCTTCAACAGGAGATGACAATGTCTGAATTCACCCCCCATCCGGTGCCCTCGGGCATCATCGAGGAGAACGGCCGGGCCAAGATGCTCGATGCCAAGGGCCGCGAGGTGCCGCTCGACCTGGTCAAGCCGCAGGATCAGCTGATGGACGAGCAGGTCCGCAAGATCGCGGGCTATGCGCTGGCGCTGAGCGACCAGC